TCTAATGTAAAAGATGATAGTAATAATGAAGTAATACTTGCGTGGTCTGAACACTCTCGAGTAGAAAAACAAACAATAAGCACTTCAGCAGGTACTATAGCAGCAGGAAGTAATATAACAGTTAGTAGTGCGTTTTCTGCAGTTCCTAATGCAGAAGTCATTTGGGCATTAACAGCACAAAAGAATGATACAGAGGTAACAGGAAGTGCAAAACAATATAGAGTATTAGGAATAGAGGAAAGTGAAGCAGGTACTTTTAGTATTGCTGCAGGTCTTTATAATGATAAAAAGTATGACCTCGTAGAAAAAGATTATAAAGTAACACCTGCAACTCAAACAGAGCGTGTCTTATTTGACAATACTCGAGCAACCTCTCAAGCTATAGAACAAGGAGTTCCAGGCCCTAATAGTATAACATTTAGCCTTCAACAAGTTTCAGCAGAGACAGATACAGATGGTACAAATGATGAGGAAACTTTAGCAGGAACACTAAAAGCTGTAATTGAGTGGGAAATGCCAGGAATGATAAGACTAGCAGATAATGTACTAGCTAATAGTTTTGTAAATGAGCCCTTAGACAAAACAGAAACTACAATTACACTTGGGGCAGCAGCAACAACAGATAAAGGCTATGGTATTATAGAAAAAGGTACATCAAATGAAGAAGTAGTCTATTGGACTGCAAAAAGTGGTAATAATATAACTGCTGTTAGAGGTTCATTAGGCACTACAGCTAAAACTCATGCTACAGGTGTTAGTTTTACAGAAGTACCTAGCTTTGTTACTCCATATCCAAACTTAGCATATTTTGAACTTGAGCATAGCTTTGGAGCAAATCAGCGTACTGAAAGATTTGTTACTGTAGAGGTTCCCGGCAGCCAAACAAGTTTTGAAGTTGCGAATGTACTTGGTGGTACACACAATGTAAGAGTAAGAACTGTTAATAATGCAGGAGCTACCTCACAATGGACAAGTTTTGAAAATACAGTTAGAGCTCCGGGATTGGTCAAAGCAACTTCAAGAGGTAATTTATCAGTAGGAGGTACTATGACCTCTCCTATAAGTATTACTAGTGCAGGAGCCTATAATATAGCAAACTCTACATATACCTTTACAGATGCAGCGGGACAAGAGTATAATATTACTCAGACTGATGCAACTCATGCTCAAAGAACCCAATCCTTTTCTGGACTAAGTGCTTCTAATGGTGTGGGATTTGCAGTCTTTGATTGTAGTGCATCTGCTTCTGACCCTTGGAAAGCTTTGGATCAAAAAACAGATACTACATTTCATGCGGGAGCTGGAACTACTGCAGGTAGCTTTACATGGTGGAAAGAAGTAGGGGCAAGTAATCTTGGATTAACTTTAGTTACTGGTACAATAACAGCAGAAGCAAATAGTAGTACTGTAACAGGCTCTAGTACAACCTTTACTTCAGACTTTGGTGTAGGGGATATGATTCGACTTGGTAGTACAAATGACTATGCAGAAAATAGTTCAGCATGGTATGGATATGTTGATAAAGTTGTAAGTGATACTTCTTTATTAGTAAAAGGTGTTGTAACAAAAGATTTTAGTAGCAAGTTTGCTTATAAACAAAGTTTTAAACCTGATTTTACAAGAGACACAATAGTATCAAAAATTACAAGAACAGCAAGTAGTTCATATCTATTAGAACATTTTGGTAGCATACCAGGACTAAAAGGAGATGATGGAGCACAAGGAGCAACAGGTAACGCAGGAGCAGCTGGACCACAAACTGTAGTAAGTTTTGTCTATCATCAAGCATCTTCATCAAGTCAACCAAGTACTCCTTCTGCAGATAGTTATAACCTTACAAATAATACTTTTACAAATTTAACAAGTGGGTGGGCAACAACCCCGCCAACATTTGCAGCAGGAAATGCAAATAAATACTGGTATTCATACTTCAGAGCAGAAGAAAATACAGCGGGTGGTGGAACAGCTTCTGGTGGTAATCTTACTTTCCAAGCATCACAACAGGGTATAGGATTTAGTGGACTTATAACTTTTACAGGTTCTGGAAACGAATTTTCAGACGGTGCAGGTAATACAGTTAACCCACTACAAGCAGCAGATCTTGGTTCAAGTGGATCAACAACAATCGATGGTGGAAGAATAGAAACAGGGACAGTTGCAGCGGCAAGAATAAGTATTTCAGGTAAAAATATATCTGATTTAAGTAATGATAGTGGCTTTCAAGGCAATACAGCTACAAGAACAGGCGGAACTGTAGGAGGCTGGTCGTTAAGCAGCACTACAATAACTTCAGGAAATATAACACTTGACAACGCAAACACAAGAATTGTAATATCAGACTAATATGGCAAATAGAGTACTAGCAGGTGACAGATCAGATGGAGGCTATGGATTATATGTCTCCAAAGCAAATAGTAATGTACTAACCTGTGATAAAAAAGATTTACTATTTGATTCTACTCAAAAAACAGGAGGAACAGGACAAGTATATGCAGGGGGTTTTAAATCTTCATTATCTTCTGCTCATAACTTTGTAACTGCAACAGGGAGCACAAAACCAAGTTTAGGATATATTCCTTTAGTTATTCATTCGGAAGACTACTCAGGCAGTTGGAACGGTTTTCTGGCAGGCGGAACAAGTGTAGATGATGAGTTTCAAAGTAGAGTAGATTTATTAGGCACTACACTTACAACAATAGAACCTTATAAAATGACTGACGGAGGAAATCCTTCAACAGGAAGAAGAGATGCAAGTGATGCAAACTCACTGGGAGGCTCAGGAGGAACACAGGCTTGTACAAATATTAACTTTGTGGTATTAAAAATACCTTGTGCATATGGATATATGACCAGCACTTACTTTACATAATTATGGCAAATAGAGTATTAATAGGAAATAGAGCAACTGGTGGATATGGATTATATGTATCCGAGCCAGGAGCAAATGTATTAACTGCTGGACATGATGATTTAACTTTTTGGACAGACTCAGGAGAAACAGGGTCTAACTTTGTTTCAAAAGGTATACATCAAACAGTCCCTTGGAGTGGCGGCACAGGAAGCACTGCCCCAGTAGTAAGTAATAGTGTGGCTATATCTGCAGGAGCAACAGCAAGTCTTACTTATACTAATTTAGGGGCAGATCCCTTTTTACTTGGAGGTTTTGCACTTGGATCTAGTGCTGCAAATAATAATGTTGAGTTTGTTAAGTTTTCAAGTATTAGCGCAACTGGAGCAACAGCTAGTGCGCCCGGCATAGGGTCAACATTTACTATAGCAGTATTTAAAACACTTGGAGGAGGAGCGACAGATTACTAATGGCTAATAGAGTATTAATGGGAAATAGAGCAACAGGAGGCTATGGACTTTATGTTAGTAAAACAGGGGATGATGTTTTAACTACTACGAATCCTATGGCTTTTGACTCACGAACAGGAACAGGCTGGGCAGTGAAAGACTATGGACAGTTTATAATTTCTGCGGGAGGTGCTGATGTCACAAAGACACATAATTTAGGGTATAATCCTTTAGTTGCTATAAGATGGTCAACATCTATTACTAGTGGTGTATCTACACTTGTTTTTAATCCTTGTGCGTCCTTTGATGAAAGAGAAAGAGAGGTGGGTGGTCAAGCAAATATTAGAGAGACAAGTTCAGGACTTAGTTGGTCTCATGTTAATACTAATTCTATAATAATTAAAAATCAGTCTGGAACAATAGAAGATGGGGTAACAACAGATACTGGTGATGATCTTTACATTGCCTATATTATATTTTATGAACCAGACTTTACAGGAGGAAGAGGCATATGAGTGCAACTTATCATATATTTTATAACAGCGATAAAGAGATTATGTGGTCAGCAACTGCAGGAGTTGACAGCACTATTATAACGGGACAAAAATCAAATAATAATTATGATTACGTTTCTTTAACTTTATCAGAAACTCCGATAGGAGAAAAATATTATATAAATAGTGATGCAACTGGAGTTGTAGAAAAGAGTACATTTACTCCAACTTTTAGTACTACAACACCAGCACTCGATGCTGTTGTGAATGTAACAGGCGTACCTGCAGGCACAGAAGTCTTTTTAGATGGTGCTTCTGCAGGAACTATGTCTGATACAACATTAACACTAACAGCACAAGAAGCAGGGGCTTTTACAGTAGAATTAAAGAAACAGTACTACTATGATTATACACAAGTTATAACAGTTAAGAGGTATGGAGAATGAATGTAAATTTAACAAAATCAGGGGCAACTTATGCAACTAAACGTAGTAGCTACTATGCGTCCCTATCAGAACAATTAGACTTGTTATACCATGATATTGCAGCAGGAAAACTTGGTGAAGATGCAAAAACATCGAATTTTTACTTAGGTAGAAAAGCTGTAAAAGACAAGTTTGTAAAATCTTAATAATGGTCGTGGCTATCTGCCACGATTTTATGACATAAGTCAAAAGTTCAACCCTATCAACGCAAAATAACTCTCAATTTTAGAGGAGGTGTCAAAAAATTTATCTTGACATTGCTTCCTAATTTTAGTATAATTTAGGGTAAGGAGAAAAATAAAAGAACATGGCAGCAGCACACTACAATATTGAGATTGACCAAGGATCAGACTTTAACATTACTATAGAAGTAAAAGAAGATGGTTCTGTCAAAGACTTAACTACTTACTCAGCTCGAGCGCAAGCTAGAGCAGATATTGAAGACTCAAGTGCAGCATTTAGTTTCACTTGTACGATTCCTACACCAACAAATGGAAAAATCTTAATGAAACTCCCCGCAGCAACTTCAAGTGCTGTTACGGCAGGAGAGTATGTGTATGATTTAGAGGTATTTACTTCTGGAGATGCAGTCGTATCAAGACTAATGGGTGGTAAAGCTACTATTAGCAGAGAGGTTACTAGATAATGGCAACTACATTAACAATAACAGATGGTACTGGTACTAGTTTAACAGCAACAGGTACCTCAACAACACTAACAATAAATACAGCATTATCAGCAGCGGTAGCTACTGATATTGTTTATACTCCTACTGGAAAGATGTCGTCTACAAATATGCAAGACGCTATCGATGAACTAGCAGGAGACGATTTTAGATCAACAGGTACACCTTCAGGATCGCAGGTTGATAATGGTGATTTATGGTATGATACAGATGACCATGAACTAAAAGTATATAGAGATTCAAACTGGCAAACTATTGCCGCAGCAGGGGGCACGACTGAAACGATGCTCACAATGGACGGAGGTTCATTCTAAATGGCTACAAATATAATTAAAATTAAAAGAAGTACTGGGACAGCCGCACCCGGTTCGTTAAATGCTGGAGAACTAGCATTTACAGGTGGAGCTGGAACTCAAGGTAATAATGGACAACGTCTATTTATTGGAGACCCAGCAAACTCAAATGCAGTAACAGTAATTGGCGGTAATTACTTTACAAATCTAATGGATCATGCTCATGGTACAACTACAGCAAGTTCGGCACTAATTGTAGATGCAAATAAATCGACTTCAGAGATAAGAACAGCAGCTTTACACTTAGGTACGTCAGGTTCTGATACTCAAGTAACAGCAACTGCAGCTGAGCTAAACATAATGGATGGTGGTACTTCAGCTACATCTACTACATTAGCAGACGCAGATAGAGTTGTTGTAAACGACGGTGGAACTATGAAACAAGTTGCATTAACTGACTTTGAAACATATTTTGAGTCAGCACTTGATACTTTATCAAATGTAACTTCGGTGGGCACTTTAACTGAATTAGCAGTAGATAATGTTACAATTAATACTAATACTATATCTACTACAAACTCAAATGGAAATCTAATTTTAGCACCAAACGGTACTGGAGATGTTGCAGTAACAGCAGATACTTTATCTATAACAGCAACAGAAGGTGAATCAGCTACACTACTATTATCAGCAGATGAGTCTGATGATAATGGTGATGATTGGAGTTTTGTAAATGCAACAGGAAATACACTAACAATTAATAATGATATTTCTGGCTCCGCAGTAGCACAAATAACATTAACACCACATGCAACAGTTGCTAGTTCAACAACTGCAATAGCTGGTAACGCCACAATAGGTGGTACGTTAGGAGTAACTGGAGTTCTTAGTCCAACTACTCATGTTGATATGCCAGATGACGCTAAAGTTAAATTAGGAACTGGCGACGATTTACAACTATATCATGATGGAACTGATTCTTTCATTGAAAACTCAACAGGTGGATTAAAAATTGCTACTGAAACAAGTGGCATTGCAATAACACTTGGTCACAGTACTTCAGAAGTAACAGTTGGAGATAATTTAACAGTTACAGGTAACTTAACAGTTAGTGGTACAACTACTACTGTAAACTCAACTACAGTAAGTGTTGCAGACCCAATATTTGAATTAGGGTCTTCTTCTTCTGATGATAACCTTGACAGAGGTTTAAAACTAAAATATAATAGCTCTGGAGCAAAAATTGCTTTCATGGGATTTGATGATTCCGATGGAAAATTCGTAATGATACCAGATGCTACTGATAGTTCAAGTGTATTCACAGGTACTATTGGTACTTTGAAAGCAAATATTGAAACTGGAAATACTGGTGTTACAGTAGGTGATTCAACACCTTTCTCAGATAGCTCTGGAACTTTAACACTTCAAAATGTTGATGCGATAGATGCTACTACAGAAAATACGTTTGAAGCAGCAATCGATAGTTTAACAAACCTAACAGCTGTAGGGACATTAACCACTGGTACTTGGAATGCTACAACAATAGCAGTAGGAAGTGGTGGAACAGGTCTTACATCAGCAAGTACATCAGGTTTTGTAATGACTTCAAATGGTTCAGGTTTTGTAATGCAATCCATAGATGGAGGCACCTTCTCATAAGGAGTTAACTCGTGGTTGATCAAGTAATAAAACTAAAACGTAATACAACTAATACAAATGCCCCAGGAACAAGCGATATAGCAGTCGGTGAACTAGCTATAGGAGCTGTTGCTGGGAAACTGTATATTAGAAAATCAGACGACTCAATAGTCGAGTTTACTGATGCATCAGCAGGAGGTTCAACAGCAGCAGATGATATCACTGCTGGTGATGGAGCAGTTACTATTGCAACCACATCAGGTAATATTACAATAGATGCACAAACAAATGATTCAGACATTATCTTCAAAGGAACACATAGTGGTTCTGATACCACATTCTTAACACTTGATGGTAGTGCAGCAGGTGCAGCTACTTTTAATGATAAAATAGTCGCTACAGAACTAGATATATCAGGTAATGTAGATATTGATGGAACTTTGGAAGCAGATGCAGTTACAGTTGATGGCACAGCTTTAAGTGAAGTAATATCCGATACAGTAGGGGCAATGTTCTCTAGTAACACAGAGACAGGTATCACTGCAACTTATCAAGACTCAGATAATACGATAGATTTAGTAGTAGGTACGCTAAACCAAGACACTACTGGAAACGCAGCTACGGCTACTGCCCTTGAGACAGCAAGAACAATTCATGGGGTAAGTTTTGATGGAACAGCAAACATTGACCTTTCAGAAGTAATACAAGATACCGTAGGTGCTATGTTCTCAAGTAATACCGAGACAAACATTACAGCTACATACCAAGATTCTGACGGTACGATAGACCTAGTTGCAGCAGCAGGAGGTTCAGCAGCAGATGATATTTCTACTGGTGATGCGGCAGTAACAATAGGAACTTCATCAGGAAACATAACACTAGATACTCCAAGTGCAATCAAGTTAGATGCAGATGGAGGAGAAGTACAATTTTTAGATGGTGGCACTGAGATAGGTGTTGTTTCTATGGGAAGCCAAAACATGAACATAGAATCAAAAGTTGCTGATAAAGATATTATATTTAAAGGCATAGATGGTTCTAGTGATATTACCGCTCTAACACTTGATATGTCTGATGAAGGAACAGCAATATTCAATAATAATATAGTTTTAGGCGATACTTCAAAAGCTGTTTTTGGTGCTGGCGATGATTTACAGATTTATCACGATGCTTCTGACTCATACATAACAGACACAGGAACAGGTAATTTACTAATACAATATAGTGATTTATATTTCAGTAAAGATGCAGGTTCAAGTCACATGGTAGTATTTAGAAGCACAGGAAGAGTAGGTATAGGAACTACAGGTCCTGTAAGACCACTTCATGTCAAATCAGCAGACACAAACATTGGTTCGTTTGAGGGTAGCAATGGCGAAGGTTTGGTTATTGTAAATAATACAGATGGTCGTGCAGACATCATAGGATATAGTGATACAGCAAGTGATTATAATGCTCTTTCTCTCAGAGCAAGTGCTAATGATGCTTTTAACATAAATACTAGTGGTCAGATTTTAACGCCACAACAACCCAAGTTTGGAGTTGCTCGTAATGCAGGATATATGACAGATGATCAAGTTTGGGTTTGTGACTTTGTAGATACTAATATCGGAAGTCATTATGATAGTTCAAATGGTAAATTTACTGCACCAGTAGCAGGTGTATACTTTTTTACAGGTAGTGTGATGACTCATGACTCAGGAAGTAGTGCTACACAAGTAAGTTGGTCTTTTAGAAAAAATAACTCAGACGTAAAAGAATTTAGACAACATAAAACAGGTAGTTTTCATACTCGTGTAGACGGTTCAATGATTATTACTTTGGCAGCGAATGACTTTGTGACATTATTTGTTGACGATTCAGGTACCAGTAGTGGTTGGGCAGGCTCTCAACATATACATAACCACTTTGGTGGATTTTTAGTAGGATAAAAAGGAGAAAATTATGGCAGATTATACAGTTACACTAACAGATATTCAAGTAAAAGCTTTAGAGACTGTTATGGTTGATATTGATGATTGGATTACAAATGCAGCAACGAATAGAGCAAGAATAGCTAAAGAAGATATACTTGCTATAAATATGAAGCATTGTAATGCAAATGGTATAACGCTTGCTACAGGGGAAGATGCACAAGTCCAACAAGCTTATGATCTTAACCTAGTAACAAAACTGACTTAGATGTAAATAATATAAAGTAAAAAACCCGCTAATTAGCGGGTTTTTTGTTGTCCTCTTGTTCTTTAACGGCATCTTCCTGAGCTTTAATATATTCTCCCAAAAGCCCTTCAAATCCCTGTCTAGCAAGTTGTTGTTTTAGCAACTGTCTATTTAGTTGCTTTACTTCTTCATCTATTTCTTGCATATAAACTAAACAGGATTGTGCTTCAGGTGGTAGCTCTTGAATTATATAATCTTTTCCATTAAAGGTAAGAGTTGCTGGTTGCTGTGATATTTGTGTCATTTAAATATATCCTGCCAATTTCCAGTCGTACTAGCTTTAGCATACTCAGTAGCACGATTCTCAAAAAAGTTGGTATGCTCAACACCATTTAAAATATAATCCAGCCAAGGCAAAGGATTAGTTCTTGCATGAAATATAGACTTCATACCAATACTTAGTAATCTTCTATCTGCAATATACCTAATATATTCTTTTACATCACTTGATGTTAAGTCAGGTATTTTTGCATTTGCAAAACAAGTATCAATAAAAGCATCTTCTAACTCTACTACTTTTTCTGCAGCACAGTAGATATCATACTTTAATTCATCTGTCCATAGTTCTGGATTTTCTCGTATAAACTCTTTAAAAAGTCTACACATACTTTCTACATGAAGTGTTTCATCTCGCACACTCCACGTAACTATCTGTCCCATACCTTTCATCAAGTTATGTCTTGGATAGTTTAGTAGTATAGCAAAACTACTAAATAACTGAACACCTTCTGTAAAGGCACTATACACAGCCATTGTTTTTGCCATATCATGTGGAGTATCTACATTAAAGTTACTTAGATACTCATGTTTTTCTTGCATAGCTTGTATTTCATGAAACAACTGATACTCGTCATCAGAGTACCCTAGTGTTTCAAGTAACAAAGAGTATGCGTCTTGATGTACAGCTTCCATATTTGCAAATGATGATAACATCATTCTTACTTCAGGTTGCTTGAATGTCGGTAGATAGTGATTTGCATAACCACCTGCGACATCAACATCTGCTTGCGTAAAAAATCTAAAGATATTAGTTAATAGTAATCTATTATCCTCACTTAGATTTTCACGAAAATCTTTCAAATCATCAGCAAGATTCACTTCATCTGGAATCCAATGCATTTGATTCTGTGTTTTATATGCTTCATAAGCCCAAGCATAATTGAATGGCTTATAAAATTCTCTTTCTTGTAGTAATAAACTCATTTTATCCCTCACACGCCAAGCACTCATCTTCATAATCAAAGATGTATTCTCTGAGCACTTTATCCGAGACTACATCCGCTCTTTTTATTGCTTCACTTCTTAAATAATAAAGTGTTTTTACACCATTTTTCCATGCACGCATATGTACATTGTGTAATTCTTGTTTCGAAACATTTGAAGGGAAGAATAAGTTACAACTTTGGGCCTGGCATATATGCTCCTGTCTATCAGCCGCATGGTCTATTACCCATCTCTGATCAAGTTCTACTGCAGTTTTAAATACATTTTTCTCCCAATCAGTAAGGAAGTCTAAATGTTGTACACTTCCATTTTTAGTTATAATACTTTTCCACACCTCTTCGGTGTTTTCACCATATTCTTCTAGCTTCTCTTCTAGAAATTTATTTTTAAGTAGTGAACTACCTGTTTTAGTTTTTTGAGTAAAAGCATTAGCTCTATATGGCTCAATACTAGGACTTGTATTACCACAAATAATACCACTACTAGCATTAGGAGCCACAGCTAATAAGTGAGCATTACGAACTCCGAATCCTTTTCCATCAGGGCACTCGCCCCTTTCTTCCGCCAACTGTTGGGTAGCCTTAAATGCTTTACTTTTAATATTATTAAAAGCACGAAGGTTAAACCCTTTTGCCATAGGCGATTCAAATGGTAGATTGTTCTTCTGTAAGTAAGCATGAAATCCCATTGCCCCTAATCCAATACTGCGCTCTTGTGTAGCACTATATTTAGCTTTAGCTAATGAATCAGGCGCATTATCTATAAAATGCTGTAATACATTATCTAAAAATCTTACTAAATCAGCAATAAAATTTTCATCATTTTCCCACTCATCAAACTTTTCTAGGTTTACACTTGATAGACAACATACTGCTGTTCTATCGTCATTAGTAGGTAAAGTTATTTCAGAACAAAGATTACTTTGATTTACCTTTAATCCCAACTGTTTTTGAAACTCTGGTAACTTTCTATTTACAGCATCACCAAACATAATGTAAGGTTCTCCTGTTTCTACTCTATTTTGAATTAACTTAACCCATAATGTTTTTGCAGAGACTGTTTTCTTCACTTCTCCACTATGAGGGTCTATTAAATCCCAATCATCATTAAATCCTTCTTCTCTAGTAGCTTTGTCTATAAGCTCCATGAAAGCGTCAGGTATAATAATAGCATGATGCAAATTAATAGATTTTCTGTTAATGTCGCCGCCTGTAGGCTTACGCACATCAAGAAACTCCTCAATCTCTGGGTGACTAATGTCCAAATATGCAGCATAACTGCCTCTCCTTGTAACGCCTTGACTAAATGCTAACATCTCAGCGTCTACTACTTTCATAAAAGGTATCACTCCTGTACTCTCACTTCCATGAGATGTCTTAGAACCAACACTTCTTAATGCTCCCCAATAGCCTCCGATTCCTCCTCCTGCAGAGGATAACCAAGCATTTTCTGTGTAGTGGTCAGTAATTCCACCACGACTATCGGGTATATAATTTAAGAAACAACTAATAGGTAATCCTCTAGTTGTTCCACCATTTGATAGAACAGGAGTAGCAAACATAAACCATAGATTACTTGCGTAATCATAGATTCTCTGTGCCATAGCTTCATCATCTGAAAACGTTAGTGCTGCTCGAGCAAATGCGTCTTGAGGTGACTTTTCTCCTTCTACCATATATCTGTCCTCCAGCGTTTTTATACTGAAGTCGGGAAGTAAACTATCCCTGCTATAATCTATTTGTAATGCCATTCTTTTCCTTATATATATGTCGACATTGTACTGTCGATTTGTACTGTATTATCTCCTCCAATGGCTTCTTCGCAATATGCTAGTAAGTCCATGAGTTCATAATTTATTAGTAATCTATCAATATGTTCGTTTAAGGACTGTATATATTTATATTTACTACTAAATGGTGCTGCATCATAAATATCGAATGCACTACCAAACTCCTTAACTAATCCTTCCGCTCTCTT